TGAGCTAGCATTGCGCCACTGCACTCCAGCTTGAGCTGCAGAGTGAGACTCCGTCACAAAACAGAAAAAAAATAAAAATTCCCTACCCACACAAGGCCAGCCGCTTCTGCCGACAAGGATAATATCCTTTCTTGGCTTGAAACGGAGTTCGTGGATAAGGTACGTTCAAAGGGTATGCTTTTCGCAACAGCGGAAATGAATCGCCACACATTTAATAATCGTATCGCTTCGTCTAAGGAGTTCCAAAGCAAGTTTACGATGAAGTTTGGTGATATGGAGTTCAATACAGGCGGCATCGTCACTCCCGATATGGTAAACCGCCTTATCGAATCAGTAGGTATGCCGTGGCGAATCCGTATCAAGGATGAGTATATCCAAACATCAGAGAATGAAATGGTAAATGCAGTCCCAGATGACAAGATTTCATTCTTGCCTATGATGGCGGATAATACCAAACTTGGCTTTATGCGTTGGAAGAAGCCTTACGAAATGACCGACAAGGTTAATGATGGTCGTGCCTATCAAGAAATTGAAGATGGCAGGGGATTTATCTCATCTAAACGAACTGACGAAGGTCGTTTTATGGAGTATGGTTTCGAGGCTATCCCCGACATCAATATTCCAAACAAGATGGCTATCGCAGACCTTTCCAAATTAGGCTAATGAACGTAAGGGACTACATATCAAGCAAGTTTCAGTCCTTCGGCATACAAGTGTCGGAGGCTGACTTGTTGGATATGTCTCTCAATGCACGCGTGAATATAGAGGACGATGTTGATGCAGATGTAATTGATAATATCTCTGTTGCTATTGCCCGATTTATTCCATCCCTTTTGCTTCGTCCTACTTCTATCAATGAGAGCGGTTTCTCTATGTCGTGGAACACTCAAGGTGTAAAGGATTATTACTCTCTCCTTTGCAAGAAGTACGGATTGAAGGACGAACTCAACGACAATAAACCGAAGATACGTATCTTATGATATTTGCACCCCACATATTGCAGGTTAAAAGGGTAACACCACTCCAAGAGGACGAATACGGACACCCAATCCCTAACACAGGAGGTGAAGAGTGGGTAACACTCTGTAAATGCCGTTGTGATGATAACACAACAAAAGAGTTCAACTCTCCTAATGGTGATGTGTACAGACCTAATTATCACGTAGTATGTGAGATGAATGTCGATATTAAAGCAGGTACAGAGGTAAGATGTCTTGAAGGAGAAAGCGTACGAGGAGAAGGTAAGGTTTACATTGTAAAGAACGCTAACTATTTCAATAACTCTGAATTATGGTTATAGATAGTGACTTTTCAGATGTAGACCAGTTCTTTGATAATTTAGAGTGGGAGGTCCAAAAGGGGATGATTGACGTTGGCGATGCTGCTGTAAAGGATGCAGAGGAAAGCGGAACATACCAAGACCACACACTTACTTTGAGAACGTCCAACACATTCGATGTAGACAAGGATGGGCTGACATTAGAGAATACCGCTCCTTACGCCTCCTATGTCGAGGCAAAGGGATTTGTTGTACTGAGTGACCCTGCATTGAGAGCAGAGAAGAAACTAAAAGAAATGTTTGAGTGATATGAATTTCGGAGAAGTTATTACAGCCCTGCAAAGTGGGAAAGCCGTAAGACGCAACATTTGGAGTGATGGTATTTGTGTTGTCAAGCAGATAGATTCTGACATCAAATCTGACATTGTACCGAAGATGCAAAGTCTTCCAAATGACGCAAAGAATTTTGTATTGGCAAGCGATACAAAAACCATTCATTACCGCAGTCAGTGTTTGAAACTGAAAAGGTATGCTGATGGCGGTGTTGTCGCTACGAATTACGTTCCCGATTGGATTGACATCTTCGCAAATGATTGGGAGATTGTAACTGAATAGAACTTATGATAGTAACTACCGACATAGCGGATATTCTCTACCGAGATTGCAAGGCGTTTGGGATAGAGATAGTTCCTTTCGGCAAGACCCTTACAGGTGAGTTGAAAGATGAACGTATCACTATCCACGTCAAAGGACAGACACCGAGCAAGTATTGGGAGAAGTGTTTTTGTGAAGTCAATCTGTGTGTGCCCGATTTGGGGGCGAAAATTGCTAACACACTTCGATTAAAGGAATTGGAGCGAAAGGCAAAAGAACTCTTCAAAAGCGTAACGGGTGAGTTTGATGGAACAAGGTACAACTATGAGATAGATACTATCCACATTGAAGCGGACACTGCTTTGAAGTGCCATTTTATTAATTGTAGAATATTGTTTAACGCATTAAACGTAAAGTAAATATGGGAAAAATTTCAGCCGTTGGCATTAAGAAGATTTTTTATGCTGACATTTCCGTAATCAAGAATGACCTTACCGCAGCAAGTGCAAGTACAATCATCAAGGCTGCCAAGACAGCTAAGAATGAGGTAATGAACGTGCATGGTGAAACATGGAACATTGAGGAGAGCGAGGCTTCTGTTACTCCATACAAGAACCAGCTCACGGGTCAAGCATATCGCTATGACACCACTCAAGGAGAGATTACCCCTCAGTTCTCAATCGGTCAGTATGACTATGCTGCCAAAGCTGCTCTTATGGGTGGTGAAGTCATCAAGAAGGGCGGTGCAGGTGCTGATAAGGATGACATCGTTGGTTGGAAGCGAGCTACTGATAAGGTTATTATCAAGAAGGCTCTGTTCTGCCTGACTGAGGACGATGTATGGTTCATCTTCCCTAACTGTCAGATTGTAGCACGTGAGGCGAACACCGACAAGGCTATCGCTATTGCAGTCAAGGGTCTTGTTCAGGCTCCTACTGCTGATGGCGTGTCACCAGAGTATAACTTTGACGAGTCAGAGGTTAAGGCTTTGGCGTAAAGAAAGTTTCAGGATAACATCGGGGTGGAACGTGGCGAAAAGACCACCTCCACCCTTTTTTATTTTCAGTATGAGTAAAGCAAGTAAATTAATATCAGATGCAATCTTAGGCAATGACTATGCGATTGTATATGTGAATAATCAAGCATACGCTATTCAGCCTCCTACTATTAAGCGGTTGGCAGGTGCTATATCGTGTATCAGTGAAATAAATCTATCAGAGGGTAGCTCAATAAAAGAGATGCTCCTATCTGCAAAGGATAGTGAAGCATACGCAAAGGCTCTCTCGTGGCTTATGGCGGGCGATTTATCCAAGACAAAGGAATTATGCAATGGAACTCTTGAGGAGGTCGTAGATGCGCTTTCCGTAGGTTTTGACCTTATCGGTATAGCCCCTTTCTTGAAAGCTGTCAGTTTGACGAAGAACGCAAGCCTACTGGCAGCAACACCGAAGTAGTCGGAAATAAAACCCTTTTGGGACAAATAGCGTCATTCATGGATAGCTTGCATCTGACGTATGACGAAGTAGTTAATCAAATTCCTTATCGCAATCTCATTATCATGCAGAAAGATAAACAACATGAGGCTTTCGGTGATGTGGTGAAGAAAATCAGTGGTAAGGAACTCGCAAACAGAAGAAGAAAGTAGGTATGGCAGAATTGAAATTCCGTGTACAAGCGGACTATGAGAAGGTCCAGCGGTTACGAGATGAGATAACGAAGTTAAAGCAGGAGATTAAAGGTGTAGATGCTATTCAAGACCCTACATCCTTTAATAAGTTGAATAGTAAATTACAACAGACTTCTAATGAATTAGGGAATGTCACTGGTAAGATTGCCGAAGCATCTGCTGCAATGGAAACAGACTTTAAGCAGAAGATATTTGCAGCATCGCAGGGTGTCAATGACTTTACAGAGAAGATTATTGCACAGAAAGGAGTAGTTAGGGACGTTGCCGCTGATGTTAAGCGGTTGGGCGATGCTTATCGTGAGTCTGTTAAGTCATCCCCTTTAACATCTGATGCCAAACTTGCAGAGTGGAAAGCAGCCAAAAAGGCTCTTGATGAAGAGAAGGCATCGTTATTTGCTCTCACACAAGAGCAGGCAACGGCAAGGTTATCAGTAAAGAAACTCCGTGACGAATACGCATTATTACGACAAGAAGGTGGCGGAACAGCAGAAACCATGAACCTGCTTACTGGTAAGCTCAAGCAGATGAGCGGCATGATTCTTGGCGGCATGGGGTTAAAAGAACTCGCAAGCAGAATTATATCCGTCCGTGCAGAGTTCGAGAGCATGGAAACATCCCTTAAAGTCCTCTTAGGTGGTAACGAGGAACGTCTAAACAATATCATGGGGCAAATTAAAGAATATGCCCTTGCTTCTCCGCTGAACACAAAGGATATGGTCGGTGCAGTGCAGATGATGACATCTTTCGGTATCGAAGCGGAGAAGTCTATCAGCTATCTGAAGGCTATCGGTGACATATCAATGGGTGACTCGGGCAAATTTAATTCCCTCGCACTTGCTTTTTCACAGATGAGTAGTGCAGGAAAGTTGATGGGACAAGATTTGCTGCAAATGATAAATGCCGGGTTCTCTCCGTTAGAAGAAATTTCACGCAAGACAGGCAAATCCATCGGTGAACTCAAAAATGAGATGTCAAAGGGTGCTATCACTTCAAAGATGGTACAGGATGCCTTTATATCTGCTACATCCGCAGGTGGTAAGTTCTATGGTATGGCATCAGAGGGAGCAAAGACCCTCAATGGTCAGATTTCAATGCTCCAAGAGTCCTTTGATAACATGTTCAATGAGATAGGCTCTAAGGGTGAGGGTGTTGTTATGAGTGCTGTAAAGGCTGCAACGTACCTTGTCGAGAACTACGAGCAGGTAGGACGTGTTATAGTAGGTCTTGCTACAGCGTTTGGAATATATCGGACGGCTGTAGCCTTAGCGACAATGACAACAAATGGATATACCATTGCTGAAACGCTTGCATATACACGTATGCTATTGTTGGAAAAGGCTACAAAGTTGCTCAATATGACAATGCTCGCCAATCCTTATGTAGCAGCAGCAGCGGCTTTGGGAACTCTTATTGGAGCAATCATAGCAACAAGTGATGGTATTAGTGAACTTGATGCTGCTCAAAATACGCTTAATGAAACATTCAACGATGCAAAAGAAAAACAAGACCAATATAAAGCAGCTACGGAGCAGGCTATATCTGTGGCAAGTGATGATAAATCAGCTACAGATGACAGAAGAAAAGCTATGAATCTTCTTATTTCACGTTATCCTTCTATAATTCAGAAGTATATTGACGAGGAGGGTCATTTGAAGAATATAATCCAAATGAAGCGTGAAATAGCTGTAATAGATGGCAATAAAGCCGTTGAATCACATATACAACAGTCTAATAAGTACACTCAGATAAGTAAAACACTCCATGCGAATGGAGAAAAGAAACTAAGCGGAGGTAATATATCTGATAAAGATTCAAAAATCGAAGATGATGCCATCGCTCAATATGCCACAGCACATAATAGGTCAGAGTGGAGTGTGCGTGCGTTTGTTCCATATAAAGATATAATGGAATATTATGATAGGCTTGCAAGCGGAGAAAGATATCAAGCAAAGAGAGTCGCGGCTGGGAATGCAATATCTCGATACCAAGATACTATTGGTAAAATGAGCAATCAGAGGCTTAATGCTTTATCAAAAACTTTAGAGAAAAATAAAGGCAGCAAGAAAAACATCGTATTCCCTTATAAAGAACTAAAGGGGGTGTCTTTGACTTCAAAGGAGATAGAACAACTATCTACTTATGTAAATGGTATTAAGGAATCAAGAAAATCTCAACCGCTATGGGTTGCATCAAGAAATGCCGCAAAATCAGAAGTATTAAAAGCAAGAACTCATCTGGAAAACCTAAAAAAAAGTGGCAAAGCGACTGTTGCACAAGTAGAGGAGGCTCAAGAGAAGCTTGATACGGCTAACGAAAGCTACAAGAAACTATCGGGGAATTCGTTAGATAGCGAGGAGAAAGCATCTGCTAAAAGTGCAAAGAGTGCCGAAACAGCATCTAAGAAAGCACAGAAAGAACGTGAAAAGGCACAGAAAGCACGTGAAAAAGCAGCAAAAGCCGCAGAGAAAGCAGCCGAGCAGCAGAACGAAGCCAACGAGAAAGCCTTCGAGATTGAAACAAAAGCGAAACTTGAGAATAGGCGAAAAGCGGAAGACTTGGCAAACGAAACCGAGCAGGCAGAAATCGACATCCTCAAAGACGGCAACGAGAAGAAGCTCCGACAGATAGAACTCAACCGCAAGAAAGAGCAAGAGGCTATCGACAGAGCATTTGAGGACATCAAGCAGCAACGTATCGAGCAAGCTAAGCAAAAGTGGGAGGCAAACCCGAATAACAAGGGCAAGAACTTCTACAACAGCTCCGAGTACGCCTATGCTTCATCTAACGACCGCTATACAGATACAGAGTATAAGAACTATGATGCAAAAACAAAGGCAGCATGGCATAAGTACGATGAGGAAATCGCTAAACTCAAAGATGCAGAGATAGCATACGAGGACAGTCTTATCAAAGCCAATGAGTCTTATTTTGACAAGAAAACAGACCTTGTAAAGAAATACTCAAAAGAGGTATCTGATATATATAAGGCTATTTCAGAAGCTGAGAAACGTGGCGACAAGGAGAAAGCAGATGCTTTATACCGCACGCTCACAGAGGCGAGGGCAAACTACGGCAAGGAACAGATGACACTTGCTTTTGAACAGCTAAAGAAAGACCCTAACTATGTAGCGGCTTTTGACGACCTCAAAGGGGCATCAACGGACACACTAAATAGCCTTATTGGTAGGTTCAGTGAGGTTAAACAAGCAGCAGGAGAGGCACTCAACCCCGAAGGAGTAAAGACATACTTCGATGCTATCAACGGAATGATTGATGAGCTTATCAGTCGTGACCCTATCGGAATGATAAAGAAACTCACCGATGAGTTAATCAAGCAGCAGGACGAGCTGAAAGCATCCGAGAATAGGCGAGATAGAGTAAAAGGCGGAGAGAAGATTGTCAAGAGCATAGGCTACAATAAAGACCTTAAAAAGTGGGTATCTGAATATTGGGAGTTGGCAGACGCAGAGGCGGACGTTGCTGCAAAAGGTCAGCAGGTAGCGCAAACCACCCATAAGATAGAAAACGCACACAAGACCCTCACAAAGTCTATTCAAGGTGTTGCTGATAAGATGGGTGAGTTAGGCGGTAAGATAGGAGGACAGACTGGAGAGATATTCTCCCTCTTTGGATCTGTGATGACCTATTACCAAACTATCTCTGATGGTGTTACATCTATCGGTAAGGCTGGTTCAAACGCTATGAAAGCCATTGAGTCAGCAAGCGTGATATTAGCTATCATAAGCGCAGCTATTCAGTTGATGCAAACGCTCAGTAGCGTTCTTCCTAATCAAGATAGCTTATACGAGAAAGCGGCAAAGAAACAAGCGGAGATAAACAAACTCCGTGACTCTGTGGACGACTATCGCTTGGCTGTGATGAAGGCACGCCACGAGGAAGGTAATTGGTTCTCAGACAATGGACTGAAAGGCCTGCAAGATGCTTACGAGGAACATGGGCAGGTTGCTGAGTCTTATTATAAGAAACTCAACGAAGCGCAAGAGCGATATATCGATAAGTCTTCGGGTCTTAGAAAGGCTATGGTGCCTATCGTAGCAGGTATTCCCGCCATTGCGGCTGTTGCGGCTGGTGTATTTACAGCAGGAACAGGAACAGCAGCTATCGGCGCTTTAGGGTCGGCTGTCATTGGTGCGTTGACTACTACGGCAGTAACGGCAACAGTAGCTACCGCAGCAGGTGTGGCAGTGGCTGGTCTTGCTGGTGCTATCGTTGGTAAGGCTATTGACTCCGCTGTGAGTTCTATTACTTACAAGAATGGGCAGGTAGCAGCAAAAGATAATCTCCGTATTCAGACACAACATAAGTCTTTTTGGCGAGGTCAGAAAACAGCTGACCTTAAAGAATGGGTTAAAAAGCAGTATGGCAAAGACCTATTCGGAGAAGATGGCATGATTGATAAGGAACTCGCTAACGAGGTCTTAAAGAACTATGGACATAAGTTGCAAGGTGAGACAAAGGAAACATTGGAGAAACTCGTTGAACTCAGAGAGAAATACGATGAGTTTAATAAGTCTATCCATGAATACGTATCTAAGATGTACTCTCCTTTGGTGTCTGATATGACAGATGCCGTATGGGCATGGCTCAAAGACGGCAAAGATGCCCTTTCTGAGTTCAAGAACTCGGCTTCTAAAACCTTTGCGGATATTGCTAAGGATATGCTAAAGCAGCTTCTTTTGAAGAATGTGTTTAGCAAGTATGAGGAAAAGTTGTCTGACTTGTACAAGAAGTATGCAATGGGTCAGATAAGCGAGAATGAATTAGCAGATGGGGCAGCTGCATTGGCTGGTGGAATATCTGACGATATGGATAAGTTTATGCCGCTTGCGAAAACTTTTATGGCACATGTCAATGATGTACTTGCATCAAAAGGAATAGATATCACAAAGGAGGGCGATAGCTCGCAGACGGCAACCGCTAACGGAGTGACATCTATCACCTTTGAGCAGGCAAGTAACATTATTTCGCTCACTACAGCAGGGAATATCTCACGTGACCAAATTAAAGAAAGGCTATCTTTAATGAACGCCACTATGGACGATATTAGAGCGTTGATTTCTCAAATAGATTCATCTACTCCCGACTATGCCAATAGTAATCGTGCTATTATCAACAATAGTTATACACCGCAAATTCAAGTGTCATTCCCGAAAGAGGAACTGCAAAATATCAATGGGAAAATAGGAACAATTCTTGCAGTGGTTGACGAGATGCGCACACATGGGGCTGAAAGCCTTATGGAGCAAAAAGCATTATCAAGAGATACCGAAAAAATTGTAATGGGTAATAAAGAGATGCTTTCATGCGTTAATGACTTTAGAAGAGATTTCAATAAACAATATTAATTAAAGAAAGAGAATATGGAAACAATGAAATTAGTTTTTGGAGATGAGAGCGTTGATGTGGATTTTTCTTATATGTCTACAATTATCTTACAAAGTAGTAGGTCTGTTGTGCGCTTCAAAGGAGAAAAATGGAAAACGGATTATGTGGAAAGTGAGGTAACCGAGAATGGATTTGTATCTCGTTCCATTATATTCAAAAAGTGTTAGTTATGGTAGGAGATTTATTCATTAATGGTAAAGATGCTTACCAAGTTTGGGGTGTAACTATGGGCGATAAGTTCCTTGATGCTTTGGGAGAAAAGGCTGGTAAGAAAGACTACATCACCAATAATGATAGGACAAAGAATGGGGTTGAATATTGCGACTCTGTCCCTAAGACGAATGAGCGCACTGTAACACTTACATTTACCATT